AAAATTGCTGTAAAAGAAATAAAAATTATGAAAGAAGGTATTGTTTATAAAGACGAATTTATACCAAAAACTAATAATAGTGGGTTTAAGATTATAACTGTTCGTATTACCGTTTATTGGGCTAAAGGCGGGGGAACCGATTATTATAGTTCTAAGAAAAAGAGTTCTACCGGGTATACTTTGAAGCAGGGTGAATCTATTGCTGTTGATCCGAGAATTATACCTTACAGAAAAGAAGTTATTATACCTAACGTTGGTGTAGTAAAAGCAGTTGACACTGGATCTGCAGTAGTAGCGAAGAAAGCCTCGAAAGGTAAATTACCGGTTATAGATGTATTTTTCGAACATAAAAAAGACGCAGTAATTTTTGCTAACCGCTATCCAAAAGTTGTTAAGGTAGCTGTGATTAATTAAATAATTATGTGCAATTCAATAGATTAATAAGAATAATACTTGAGCAAATCGATCAACCACCCCCCGCAATCATTCAGCATTCTCATGATTCAAAAATTACTTTTAATGATGTTTTAGAGCTTCTTAAACAACATGAAGGCTATAGAAATAAAGTTTATTTGGATTCTGTTGGAAAGAAAACAATAGGTATAGGGTTTAACATGACTCGTGCTGATGCTTCCTCTCTTATTAAACAAATAGGCGGTAACTATGAGAGATTATTGAACGGAGAAGATGTACTGACGGATGAACAAATTTTAGATCTTTTTAAGCTAAATATAAAAACAGCTTATAGTGATGCAAAAAAATATCTTTCTAATTTCGATTTATTACCTAAAAATATTAAACTAGCTGTTTTGGATATGTCATTTAATTTAGGCTATCCCCGTTTAAGTAAATTTGTAAATACAAAAAAATATATAGAAGCCGGGGAATATGATAAAGCAGGAGATGAAATTTTAAAAAGTAAATGGGCAACACAGGTTAAAAATAGGGCTAAAAGTTTATTTACTCTTTTTTCTTCTGTTTAATTTTTTTAGGTAATTTTATTTTTAGAGCTTGTTGTCTACTTGGAAAAGTATTTTGTATGTTTCCGGTTGTCATTCCTAAATCTGGACCTAAATTATCAGCATTTTGATTATATGGTAAAATATTAAAATCTTCTAAAATTTTTTTTATTTGCTTTTCAAATTGCATTTTAACAGTTCTATTTCTTTTTTTAATTCCTTTATACATTCAACTAACAAAGGTATTACTTGATCGTAATTAATTCCTAAATATTTATCTCTATATTCAACTGCATGGGGAAGTATTTCTTGCAATTCCTGCGCAATAAGACCATATGATTGTCTGTCTTTTAAATGTTCAGGAGCATTATTATTGAATTTAAATTCGTATCCATTGAGCCTTTCAACTTTCTGAATCGAGCTATTTATTAACTTTATATCGTCCTTTACTCGCTTATCAGATAAAGCCGTATAAGCTACAATATCACCTGCAGCAAAAATATTGCTAGTTACACTCAGAGTGCTATTAATTGTTGTAGGCTTAAAGAGATTTATAGTAGTAGATCCAAGAGATATCTTCGTACTATCGTTTCTTATTGTAAAGCTGTTTCCGCTGCTTGAAATTAATATACCATTTTGACCGACAATATTAGCTTGTGCAAGTACAGTATCAAAAGAAAAACAGGTTAATACAGAGGATGCGGTTCGACCAATGAGGGTACGCGGATAAACTTCAATATCAAGAGGACCGCTTACAGTTGAATAAGGATTTGCCTTAAATGTAAAAGGATTCATATTAGCTAGCTTTACATTTGTAACCCCAGAATTGGCTATTGAAATAGGGTCACTAAATGAGGCTTTTGTTAATGTACTTCCGTCAACAACACCAAATGAGAGTTGATAAGGTCCGACCCCGCCATTTTTTATTTGAATTTGTCTACTCGAATCATACTCAAGCATATCAGGATCAAGTAATGGCGAAACATCTAGTTTAATAAATTCTGAGGAAAGAGGTGGAAAGTTATTTGAGGAAGTTAGAACATAAATTGATCGTGTATCGCGATCGTAAAGAATATCTCCATATGTTGCTCCATTTACATTAAAAATATTCAAAGCTTCATTTGTAAAACCATTAGTAGCACCGCCGTAGAATTGTTGTACCGATCCAATAAATTGACTGCCTACTGGTTTGCCACCTGATGTCAGACCGTCGCCAATAAATAGTCTTTTTGTGTCATAACACCAACCCGGTTCACCACTACTAAAAATAATACCGGTAGAATCGGCCGTTCTTCGCTGTACATCTAATCCTTTACGTATTAAAATTTTAGTAATTGTATCAGCCATATTTTTTAATATTTATTATTTCTACTTGTAATCCAACATAAATAATTATCATGACAAAACTTTATTCTGCGGTACTTGCAGGAAGTAATACTATAAATGTTTTTGACGTAATAAAGGGTATAAAGACATATAGTTTAAGTCTGGGCAATGTAGAAGTAGTTAATGGCCCTGTAGTTACACAAGATAAAATGACTATAGTGGTAAAAGATAAATCCGGTGTAACCCGAGGTAAGGTATATTCATTACCTCGAGGTATTTTATCATATTCCTTTCTAGTTAAAAATGTCGCGTAAAAATCCATCTTCTCAGGAAATACAAAAGCTTCAAAAAGATATGGAGTATATCTTTAAAACTGTTTATCATGGAAATGGTTCACCTTCACTTACAAATCAAGTAACTAAATTAGATAGCAAAATTACCTCTCTAACAGAAAATGTTGAGGGCAAATTTGATAATATTCAAAAAGAGATTGACTTGAAGTTTGTAAACGTTACTAATATAGTAAATGAACGGTTTGAACATTTATCTCAATTAATAAAAGATGAATTTAGTGATAAAAAAAACAATTTACGAGATCATTTTAATCATAAAACGGCTATTACTACCGCTGCTTTGGCATCTATAACATCTGTTATAGTTTTATTTTTATCAGAATTTTTAAAAAGATTTGGTGGATAAGGTTAATCAAGATATTATAATTCTGTTATGGAGCTTCTTGATGTAGAGCTATCTAACGAGCCACTAGATATAGAAACGTTTTCTTATTTAGGTGATAGTGATTACCCGGTTGTATTGCTCGGGTTTCAGTTAAAAAATTTATATGATCAAAAAAGACTAGTTTTTAAGCCACAATATAAAACACATGATATTATTCACTTCGTCCCGCAAGAGACTATGATGCCCAAATTTTTTAGAGGTATAAAACTAGGAATAAAAACTTCAGTTATTTCTTTTGTACAAATGTTAGAAAACCTAGGGAGTACTTCTGAAAAAAATATTAATCTCTTTACTTATAAAGAAATATTAAGCCAGTTTAAATTATCGTGTGAAAATTGTTATGCGTATCTTAATTCAGGTATTTTTCCGATCGACAGTCAATGCTTAAAAAATATATCAAATGATAGTATTAGTTTAGAAGAGCTTTATTCATTAATTGATACACAAAAAACAAATATATTTCAAGGTATAGGTTATCCTGTTATTTATATCTTAACGAACAAAAATTATCATAAAACTACTAGTAATAATTTTTTGTACACAGTGGTAAAAAAATACTACGATGTATAAGAAATTTTCTGCAAAAAGTATAAATAATTTTTTATTTCCATTTCATGAATAAGCAGATTTTTGTTAAAAAGCGAGACGGTAAATCAGAAAAATTTAATATAGATAAAATTCATAAAGTTATTAATTGGTCTATAGATGGAATTGATAGTGTTAGTTTATCTGAAATTGAAATTAATACTAATTTAAATATTAAAGAAAATATTTCTACGAAAGAAATACATCAAGTTTTAATTGAATCTGCAGCAAACTTAATTTCTCTTGAAAAACCAAATTATCAATATGTGGCAGGTCGTTTATTAAATTATCAATTGCGTAAGGACGTATGGGGTGGAAAAGTAGCTCCTCGTTTGTTGGATATTATTCATTCTGGATTAAGAAAAAAAATTTACGATCCAATTATTCTTGAAAAATATTCAGAAGATGAAATTAATAAAATTGGAGAATTTATAGAACATGATAGAGATTTTTTATTTACTTATGCAGGTATTAAGCAGCTATGTGATAAGTACCTAATTAAGAACAGAGTTACGGATAAAATTCACGAAACACCGCAATTTGCTTATATGCTTATTGCGTGTTATGCTTTTATAAATTATTCAGCCGATATACGCATTGAATATGTCAGACGTTTTTATAATGCTATCTCAAAACATAAAATAAATTTACCTACCCCCATAATGGCAGGGGTTAGAACAAATTCTAAAATGTATGCAAGCTGTTGCTTGATAGGGGTTGATGATAATAAAGAGTCTATTACTGCATCCGGAACTGCAGTTTCGATTGCTACAGCTAGTCGCTGCGGAATAGGCATTGATGTTTCGCGAATTCGCGCTATAGGATCCAGTGTTAACAATGGAGAAGTTGTACATACGGGTATCATACCTTTTCTGAAAATTTTTGAAGCGTCTGTAAAAGCTTGGCAGCAAAACGGGTTACGCGGAGGCTCTGCAACTACTAATATTCAATTTTGGCATTATGAAATAGAGGATGTTGTTGTTTTAAAAAATAATGCAGGTACAGATGATAATAGAGTTCGCAAATTAGATTATACTATAGGCCTTTCAAAGCTATTCTATGATAGGGTAATAAAAAACGAAGACATTACTTTATTTAGTCCTCATTCAGTTCCTTATTTAATGGATGCGTGGGGTACCTCAAAATTTGATTCTATTTATTTAGAATGCGAAAACGATAAAAAAATTAGACAAAAGAAAAAAATATCAGCTCGAAAACTATTTTCTCTTATTGTTAAAGAGCGGGTTGAGACAGGAAGAATATATGTTTTAAATGTTGATAGCGCAAACGAACACGGAGCATGGCTAGATAAAGTAACTATGAGCAATTTATGTACAGAGGTAATACATCCTACCACACCTTTAAGGGACTTTAATGATCCGGATGCGGAAATCGGTATGTGTATTCTTTCTGCTATTAATATGCTGGAAATTAAAGATTGGAAAGATCTTGAAAAAACATGCGATTTAGCAGTAAGGTTTTTAGATGAAATTATTGATATACAAGTTTACTTTAATAAAGCTGCAGAAAATTTTGCTAAAAAAAGAAGGAGTCTGGGTATAGGGCTTACAAATCTTGCTGCATATTTTGCTAAGCACGATTTATCTTATAATAATAGAAATACGCTTTCTGTTTTAGATGAATATGCAGAGCATTTTCAATATTATTTGCTTAAAGCTAGTTTAAATTTAGCTAAAGAAAAAGGCTCATGCGAAAAATTTTCCCATACAAAATATTCAAAAGGTATATTGCCTATTGATACGTACAAGAAAAATGTTGATGAAATTTGTAAGAGAAAACTATCATTAGAATGGAACGAATTAAGAAAAGAAATAGTTAAAACAGGATTAAGACATTCTACAGTTTCTTGTTGTATGCCCTGTGAATCAAGCTCAGTAATACAATGTTCAACAAATGGAATAGAACCTGTACGATCACTAATAACGTTTAAAACATCAAAAACCGGTAAACTACCTGTATTAGTTCCTGGAATAGGTAAATATGAATCGAATTATGAGTTATGCTATAACTTTAAAGATAATACTGGTATTATAAATGTTAATTCTATTATTCAAAAATATATAGATATGGCTATATCTACAAATGTTTACTATAATTATAGTCACTATGAAAATAATATTTTACCAGATAGTAAGGTAATGAAAGAGTTATTATATGCTTTTAGCATGGGTCTTATTAGTTTATATTATAATAATACAGACGATGGTGATAAAGAGCAGGTTTTAGATAAGCAAGATTCCGATTGCTCAAGTGGAGCATGTAAATTATAAGTATATAATATTTACTATGAAAACGGTTTTAAATAAAAAGAAAGTCGACTATACAAAGCAACCGTTATTTTTTGGAGAAGAATTAAATTTGCAAAGATACGATAAATTTAAATACCCAATCTTTTTTGAATTGTTTAAAAAACAAGAAGAATTTTTTTGGTGGCCTCATGAAATATCTTTACAAAAAGATCGGAATGATTACAAAGAGCTCAATAATGAGCAGCGCTTTGTTTTTGATAATAATTTAAAGTTTCAAACTTTAGGGGATAGCATGCTTTCTAGATCTCTAAATACATTAAAAGATTACGTAACGAATCCTGAATTGGAGATATGTATGAATACATGGCAGCGTTTCGAGGGTATTCATAGCTATAGTTATTCTTATCTTCTTAATAATGTACATCCGGATGCTTCTGGATTTTTTGATAGTATAATGGAGGATAAAGAGATTGTCTCACGAGCAGAATTAATTAAAAATAATTTTGATAAAATTTTAGAAAATGATGAAAAGAAAGATTTGAAGCAAAAAATATTTGATTGTATTTTATCTGTTAATGTAATGGAAGGATTAGTTTTTTATGTAAGTTTTGCATGTTCTTTTTATTTTGGATACCGCGGAGCAATGGAAGGGAATGCTAAAATAATTAAATTTATTCAACGTGATGAATCGCAACATTTTGCAATATCGCAAAATTTAATTAAAATTTTGAGGGACGAAGAAAAAGAAGGGTTTACAGGTATTGTAAAAAAGAGTGAAGATAAAATATATGCATTTTACGAACAAGCAGCAAAAAATGAGATTGAATGGGCACAATACTTATTTAGTAAAGGTTCTTTATTAGGATTAAATGCAGATGTACTCGGTGGATATGCAAAGTGGTTGTGTGATAACCGGTTACGATCTCTTGGGTATAAGAAAATATTTAACGAAAAAACTAACCCAATATCCGGGTGGTTAGATAGCTATTTAGATAGTAGTAAAGTTCAGGTAGCACCACAGGAAACTGAAATTAGCGCGTATAAGATCGGCGCGCGCGACACAAGTATTACAGAAGATATATTTGATGATATAAAATTATAATGATACTTACACACACATTAAATAATTTAACAGAAGAAGAAATTTCCATTTTATTCTTTATAGGAGATAAGCTTTTTTCACCTTTAGGAATTAAATTTAAAATTAACTACATAAAAATGTTTCGTATTCATGTTTTAATACCTATTATCGATACTTTAAGATCACAAGCGTTAGAAGAAAAACATAATATTTTTGATAGTTTAAAGGAAAAAATATCTAATCAAATATAAATAAAAATTAGAAGGAGTATTGTACATAGTACACTAGGGGTGGGATGGAGGGAGCCTTTGTGGCTACTAGTGTATGGGAGAATATTGTATTTTCTAGAATAAATAATCATAGTGAATGCTCTTTCGAGCGCTGATCTACTGTTACAAAATAGTAATCTTTATAAAAGATTTCTTTATGAAAGAGAGGAAATTTTAAAAAATAAATGGTATATGTCGGAACGGGAAGGTCATGATGTAGGCTTTGAAAGAGCTTTAATTGATTGGGTAACCCACCATAGAAGCAAATGGATTAATAAGTAAAATTATTTACAACTATTTGATATTGGCTCACAATTAATAGGTGCATCAATACCTACAATCTTATTTCTTACACCTGCATTGGTCTCTGGAATAGTAGATGCAATACCTTTGAACATATGTGAATGTGGTTCAAGTTGTATTGAATCTGCTGCAGCACCGGTACCGAACAGCATCACATTCATTTGCGCCGGTGTAGCATTTATAGAGCCATCAATGTTAGATGTAAATGATGATTTTACTGCCTTTATACAACCATCATACGGTGCAGCACCTACAGGTGGCCATTGTCCAGCCGATCCTACTCCCGACCCAAAAACCGGTGTATCACCACCCCCAGGCGCGCCTGTAGCTGATGCATATACAGGAACATCATTAATATTTATAACTTCTACTACTCCTCCTTGTGGATCAGCCCCTACGCTAGTAATGGATCCTGCTTTTACATATCCAATTGGTAATTCTTGAATTAATCTACCACAAATTTTTTGTGCATCAGTAAACCCTATCCAGGGAGCACCAGTATCCATCATAGCGGGGTTAAGCGAAAATTCTCCTAAAGTACCTGAATCACCTTGGGGAAGCGGTGGAGAGTTAAGAAGAACGCCAAACCCTGTACATAGCCCATTAAGGTTTGCCACATCAGTGGTAGGACGAGCAAATCCCTTTACTTGCTCTGTACATTGTATTTCCCGTGGTATTGTAATATGATTAGCTGTTAACTCACCTTCAACATGCAATCCTCCTGCTACAGTTACGTTATGGGTTACACCAAGCGACCCTTCTACTACAACTTGTTTGAGATTTCTATTTTTTATACTTACTACATCTGCAGTTAGGCTTAATCGCTTACCTCCGTCAATATTTGTTTCAAGTTCACTAGATATATTAACTTGTTCACCGGCAACGTTTGTTAATGCGCCGCTTATGTTTACTACTCCGTAACTTTTTAAAGCAATACCACCAGCACCGACAAGAACATTAAATTTATTACAAACATTTAACGTATAATTACCTCCAGGATAATCATCAACATGAACTAATTCTACTAAAGGAGTTGGGGTTCTATTGTAAAATGTACCGTATTTAGCAACCAATACATCTGAAATCTGCATCTTTCCTTTCATATCGACTCTAATAGCTCCTGAGTCATTCATTACCATGCCTATAGTTTCTACCTTGTGCTTAGTAATATCGATAATCTCGCTACCACCTACTCCCATAAGTTTTTCTATTTCTAATAATTTTTTTATTTTTCTTTCGTATACACTTTTTAAGTTGGCTTTATTATTATCTTTATTAAAAATACCTCCATGTGAGCTTGGGCTGATTCCAGATCCACCACAAGCTGGGCAAGTAATACCAAATATTTTACCCGGGCCATTATTAAAACCTAGATTTGTTAAAGCAGATGCAAATTCCGGAAAATGTTGTGTACCAATATCTTGTACTGAGTTTATTATACCGTCAATACTTAAAGTTCTACCTAGTGGAAAATCACCAGTTGAATCTGCCGTGGAGGGAAAAATAATATTAATATAATTGTCTTCTATTTTATTGTTATAAACAAAATACTTAGTTTCTTCGGAATTGCATACCGGACACGGAGCATTATTTCCATTTTTTCTTTGTAATGATGATGTAAGTCTTATTCCAGATGAATTTTCGAAAGAATCACATCTACTTATTTCAAATAGTTGCTTTAGATCTGGAATACTATCTTTCTCACTTGCTAGCCCTTTAATAAAATTTTGAGTATTACTTTCTAATTGATTTACATTTAATGTTAGGTTATTTTTAAAATTATTATATCTCTGGAATATTTCTTTATAATACCCCATCTCTTCATTACTTATAGACCCTGTTTTACCTTCATAAATGTTTTTCCATAGTTTAAAAATTTCACTTCTTAAATTTCCTATTTTTTTGTATTTATCACCCTTAATAATACAATCATAATCTAACTCAGTAAATTCGTTACGCGTTCCTCTTACAGTGGAAAACTGATCTCCAAGAATTAATTCTTGATCATTATTTGCAGCAAATTCAATATTAGTCTGATTATTGAATTCCTTAAAAGAACCAGAGTAATGTGTAAATTTTAATGTCTCTCTATTATCACTGTTTACAAAAGATATTGTACCGCCTTTTTGATTTATTACATATTTATTTCTATATGTTTCAGTATTAATATTATATTCACTCCCTTCAATATTTCCTGTATCTTCATTTTCAGTTAAAGGTAGAGGGTCATTTTCATATTCACCAGGATAATCCAATCCTTTATCAAGAATTGAAGAAATTGAAGTATTGGCAGTAGTTATATCAAATATATTTTTAAAGTCTCCTCCTCCCATAGAGGATGCAAAAATTACAGGAAACATTGGATCCCCGGCTTTAAAGAAAACCCATACGTGTGCACCGACATTTAAAATAGGAAAACTACCTTTAGCGCAATTACTGTAACATTCAGGGGTATAGTTAAAACTAAGCTTATTGACATTATTAGCTTTATTTTCAACCGGGTCACTAAAAGCATCTTTTAACTTATAATACCCGACATCAAAAATATTTCCGGGTTTTTCTCCTATATTATCTGTATTTTGAGAATACTTACTAAGGTTAGAGTCTGGATCGTTTCCAGTTAAATTTAATACGAATGTATCTAAATTACTAGAATCACTTATAGATCCAGCGTTTAAATAGTTGTTAAATCTACCGCTGCTAGATTCACCAACAAGCGGTGTAGCTAGAGTAGCCCAAGGCAAAATTTTCTTAAGATCATCTAAAATATCTGTAAGATCGCTAAAAGTATTTTTACCTAAAAATTTAAATTTTTTATCTTTTACAACTTCGTTCCATTTATTATAAACTGTTGGAGATATATGAGGTACAAAAACTTTTACTCTTCCCTGTCTTAATGGATCGTTATTTTGTACTACTATCCCTAAATAATTACCAAAATACTGCGGTTCTTTCATGTTGATATAATATATTTACATTTATAATATACTTATGCTAATGAAAGTCTCCCATGAATCTCCCTTAGTACTGTTAGAACAATCACGTAATTATAATGATTTTGACTATGCTTTGGTTCATTTATTTGAAAAATATCCAGAGTATTATAACTTTTTTAAAAATTCTAAAAACTCTTACAACAGAGAAGTATTATTAGACAATTCAATTTTTGAATTAGGAACTGCATTTGATGCTGATAAATTTTATAATTATGCATTAGAATTAAAACCAAATATGTTCATAGTCCCAGATGTTTTAGAGAATGCGGGTGATACAGTTGAAAGTTTTTTAAAGTTTAATGATAAAATTAAAGCTATTAAAGAAAATTATTTATGTAGGTCAATAGGAGCAGTACAAGGCAAGGCTTGGCATGACTTAACAAATTGTTATAAGTTTATGGCTTCTGAGGCTGACATGATTGCTATAAGCTTTGATTTTAGTTATTATGAGTTTACCGGAGAAGGTGTTACTCAATTAGAAAGATTTTGTTCAGGAAGACAGAGATTTATTACCCAGCTTATTGAAAGAGGTATATGGGAATGGAATAAACCGCATCATCTGCTAGGATGTTCACTAGCAAAAGAATTTAGATATTATATTGATACAAACATCCATAATATTGTAAGTTGTGATACAAGCAACCCAGTTGTTGCAGCCATGCACAATATGAAATATGATGCCGATTATGGCTTGTATACAAAACCTGGTACTAAATTAGCCGATATGATGGAACACCAGCTTACTACAGAACAAATTGATATTTTAAATTATAACCTTAAAATGTTTAGAAAAATTATTCGTAGATGAGACCGTGGATAGTATTTTTTTCACAGACAGGTACAGAGATTAATAATCTTTGTAAGCGCTTAGAAATATATCCGGACGCAATTATTACTAATAAACAAACTACAGAAGGTATTAATATGGAGTTATTTAATACCACTACATTTAGAGAGTATAAGCTTAATCGCACAATCTGGTATATGCTACAACAAAAGCCGGATCTCGAATCGTATAAAAATATCTTATCACATTTTAATAATCCAGTTATAACTCTACATGGTTATCTTAGAGTTATTCCAAAAGAAATTT